ATCATCGCGTCCTCGCCGATATTATCCTTGATCGTCATTTCCGCCGGCGAATAGCGAACGACTTCGAGTCCCCGCTTGCGCGCGTGAGCGAGCTCGCGTTCCCGGTCCGGTACTGACTGACCGATCGATCGCCATATTACGCGGCCGCCCTTTTTAATAAACGGCTCGAATAAGTGCCAGTTATTCGTAACGAGTTTCGTATCGTGCATGATGATGACGATATCAATTCCCTCGAGTTGTTCCGGATGGAGGTTCTCTTTCGGGTATTGCATGGATAGCTCGACGAAATGCGGATTATATGGGAGATCGGGGAGGGGAGGACGCTTTCGGTTTTCCTGGCCGCCCGGTTGCGTATACGCTCCCAGGGAGTATACTTCGTGGCCCATTTCGTGAAACAGTTTTACCTCGTCATATTCGAGGATCTCGTGGACCGATAAATATAGTATTCGTTTTTTGCTCATCGTTTCCTCCGGTTCTTACGCTCGAGTTTCCGCTTTTTCCGGAGAGCGTCCTTTTTTACTTTCGACTTTTCGGCCGTATTAAATCGTTCGCGCCTGGCCGCCCTGGATCCGATATACTTCTGGCGATATTGCTCCTGGCGATTCTCCGCTAGTGGGCTCGTAGGTTGATAGTCGATCCGGGAGGGTTCCGGGTTTTCCACAGGTTGCGCGCCTGGCATTTCGCATAGCTCGCCGAATTCCCCAGTATCGCCGCATTCATGATCCGGCAAGTGGCCCCAGGTTCGTAAATGACGTTCGACGCGGATCTGTGGTCCGAATACGCCGAGTGGATCTGATGTGCTCATCGTGGCCTCGCTTTCTCGAATGCTGATTCGATTCGTGATAGGCGGCCGGCCATTTCCTTGCCGACTGCCATTAATGAAAATTGTTCCCGGACGAGATCCTGGCCGCGTTGCGCGAACATATCCCGGACGGTCCCGCCCTTATATGCTGATCGTAGGCTGTTCCTGAGCTGTTTTACGTTCGGCTCCGCCCACTTCTGATCCCGGGTATACCATCTGGCCGAGTGGGCCATTCCGTCCAGTGGGACCATATCATAATCGAGTATATAGCCGGCGTTCGCTTTCATCATCCATTCAGGAGCCCCGCCGTAGCCGGTCGCGATAACCGGGTTTCCGGCCAGGGCGGCCTCGACGATCGGTAATCCCCATCCCTCGCCCCTATGTGGAGAAACGTAGGTATCGCCGGTAACGTGGAGCCTGGAGATATGCGTTCGATCCATGAGATCCAGGTATAAGAAAACTCGAGGATATTTCTTGAACCCGAGGCGATCCTTGAGCGCGGCGATCTCCTCGCGGATCATACGCTTATTCTGATAATCGAAATTCCGGAAATACGTTTTTATCAGGAGGCCGACATTCTCCCCCTTTTGGAATTCGCGGTAATACGCCTCCAGGAGGCCGAGGGGATTCTTACGATCGGTCCACTCGAATATCGAATAAAACAGGTGGCCGTCGAAATTAGGGAGCTCGTATGGATCCATAGAGAAATCCCGGACCGTTTCGATAGCCTGGGGATAAATACGAATAATAGCCTCAGGGACCGCCTTACGAATTGCGTCGGCGTTGGCCTCTGAGCCGGTCCAGATCTCATCCATGAGAGCGAGCCCGCGCGCGAAATCTTCCGGGACCGTATCAGTCTCCCAGAAAAAATGTCCGATATGGTACTTCCCATCCTCCATATACTTTTTATACTGATCTGGCGTCGTATGTAGAATCTTGATCCCATAGTCGCCGGTATTGTGAGTGAGAGCCTCGACGACCTGGCCGAGTGATCCGAAATCCGAGGGCTCCGTCGTATACCGGACGGCCTTAGCGATTACGTTTACGTCGGCGATGTGTAGCGCGGCGGCGGCGTGGCGATTCGCCTCCCCGTATCCTGAGTAATCGAATAGGGGCCCGCAATAAGCGACATTCATCGTTTACTCCTATGATCGGCCGTAGCATTTTCCAGGAATTCCGCGATCTGCTTTAAACACTTCGAGTCATAATATGACGCCTGGTAATCCTCGAATACATAGCGACGCCAGTTTCCGGCCCATCGAATAAATCCGATTTCCTCCTCGGTGTTTTTATTGTGGACGCTCCAGATCTTCGTTATTCCAGATTTCGACAGTCCCGCCTCGCGGATCTCGATATATGGACTGTTATCCTTGACGCCCATTACGACCATTTCTCCGCATGATCGAGTAGATCCTTTACTGTAATCTGATCGGCGAATTTCTCCAGAGCAAGCTCGCCGGCTATTGTTTTGAGCTGTTCCATAAATGGCGCGGGCGTAGCTTTAGGAACGATCATCACGCCGGCGGCGGGTGGACTAGTTTCGGGCTGAGTTTCGTTTTTTAGTCCACTTTCAGGATCTTTATTTATACGAGGCTCATCTGACCCCTGTTCTTTATTTATACGAGGACTAGACGATACTGGACGAGGAGGCTCTGGATCATTTTCGGGAGCCGCCGGAATTGATGGTTTGAATGGTGGGATCTGTGGGACATGGTGTTCGACGCCAGTCGGAGCCGCGCCGGTAATCTTTGGCTCGGGTTTGATCTCGAGCTCGCTTTTATGTTCCTCGAGGTATCTATGGCCGAATGACGTTACTTCGTATTTATCAGATCGAGGGGCGTCCGGTTTACTGTGGCGTTTCACATAGCCGGCCGCGACGAGCTGAGACATCGCCGATTTGATCTCATCGAATGATAGAGCTTTCCCATCGGAAACAGAGTCGCCTCGTAAATAAGTAAATCCGGTACGGCCGTCCTGGCCGATCTTGATCCTGGAAATATACCAGGCTTTCGATCCGACTCCAGAATATCGGAATATTTTGCTATCCATGTCGTTACACTTCCTCCACTTTTAGAAATTTACTATCGGCTCGAGCCTGGACCGGACGATCCTCCCAGGACTTGAGGATCTCGGAGAGCTGTTTCGCGGTCCTCTTGTAAGTAAACGCCTGGACGTACTCGCTCGCCTTTTTTCCGAGAGCTTTCATCTCGGCCTGATGATTATAAGCGTATCGCATTTTCGCCCGGAGATCCTTTATATCAGGAGCGACCATCGAGCCGACGTCCTGGCCCTTGAAACGATTATAGAGGGCCGGCGTCATCTCCGTAGCCTGGACCTCGAGCATATATTCGCTGTTAAAGTACGCGGAGATTCCATGAGCATTAGGGACGATCGCCGGGAGGCCGGTCGCCATAGCCTCGAGCGGGGTAATCCCGAATCCCTCGCCTCTCGATGGATATACCATACAATTAGCGCGGCCGAGTAATTCCCGGAGGCCTTTTTCATCCAGGCGGTCCCGGATAACTTCGATATTCGGATATTGAGATTTCATGATCGGGATCGGGGAGTTCTGGTGGACCGTTTTCAGGATCAGACGAACGGGCTCGTTATCCTTAAACTCCTCGGAGAATGCGGTAACGACCTCCATAAATCCCTTTCGGATATTGAATGAGTCATAGTGGATAAACGTAAACGGCTCGGAGTTTTCCACAGGGACCGGGCGATCGATGTAATAGAATTGCTCATCGTTATACCCCAGGTGGACGACCGTCGATTCGATCCCGGCTCGTTTAAATACATCTCGACACCACTCGGAGGGGACCAGGACCTGATCGGCCGCCTTGAGATACTCCGGCCAGTCCTCGGGGATCTTATCGCTCTCGAACATGGTAAATATGATCCGGACGGGTGTACGCATAGCATTTACGCCGTAGGGATACGAGTACAGTAGTCCGATCTTCTGGCCCGAATAGTTTTCCGATAAATAAATACCCTCGCGGAATAGCTCTTTTTTCAGGAGATCTCGGCTCATACCGTAGCCGTCAGGCGATGACGATACGGTTTGATAGAATATTCCCTCGCCCTTTTCCATAGCGGCCTCGGCGGCATATCGGGCATGTTTCGCGAGCATAGCGTCGATCTCCGCTTTCGTCGATTCGCGGAGTCCTGAGGCCATAAGTTTTTTGATCTTCTCGGGATCGTCATGTTCGACCACGCGGCCGAATTTGTTCGTTAGGTACATAGGACGCCTCCGATACTAGAACGACTCCAGGAATTCGCGGCTAAACTTATTACCTGGAGCCGTTTTAATATCTGAGTTAGTTTCGTTAGCCGCGACATACCATAAGCATATCATGAGGAGTTATCCCCAGTCGATACCGAGTTATCCACAATTAAAACAGGGGTCGGTCCTATCCGCCCCCGTTCTGTGGATAACGCTACGTCTTATTAATAGATGTAGAGAAATTCCGAGGCCGAGGCCGTTTTCGTCCGTTGCGAATAAAGCCCGGCGTAATTCATTTCCGATATGAGGATCGTTCCATCGCCGTTTACGCGCTCCACATAGACGACGTGGCCGTAATCGCCGGCTGTTGTCGTTCCGACGGCTCCGGCGCGCGGCTGAGAGCCCACAGACAGGCCGTAGGCTATGGCCCGGGTGTACCATGTGTTCGCATTACCGAGATCGTTCGGAATATCCGCTCGGCGGCTCTTGACGTACCAGGTACAATTCCCCGGCGCGTAATTATTGCCAGGGTATAGCCCGCCCGTAGAGCGTGGAGCGATCGTATTCACGGCCGACGGGGCGATGACAGGGGTCGGCGTTGGCCGATCTGCCAGGATCTCCGTTTCGTCCGGAATTAAAATAACCTGGCCGATGTGGATAAGATCTGGATTCGTGAGATCTGTATTTTTATTCCACAATCGGGGCCAGGTTGTACTCTGTTCCGCCGCGATCTTCGAGAGGTTATCTCCTCCGACGACCGTATATTTCCGGGGCTCGGGTTTAGCCGGCTCCGGCGTAATACTCGGGGGATCCGCCGGTTTCGTCTCTATACGTTTAATAACCGGCTCGGGGGATTTCTGGATCCACCACTGGCCGGCGTTCGATTGATTGAGACTGAGAAAATCGAGTGTATTGTTACTATTTTGAACCGCATTCGCTGGGACCGGAGTCGCCAGGATTGCCGCAACGGATAGGACCGCCGCTATCGTTAGAAATTTTACTTTTATGCTAGTTTCCTCCTTAGCTCATCCAGTTTACCATGAGCAATATTCCGGCCGTCAATATTGACAAAATGAAAAGAGCCGCTCCATCCGGCCCGGCTCTCTGTTGTTTTTTGGTCTATGATTTTTATTTTCGCCCGGTCGTTTTGGGAACATTCGGGCTGTCCTCGTCCGGCGGAATATGGGCGAGTCATCTTATGAGTACGATCCGGGTCCACCGCTCCGGATTGCTTTTATGATAGCATTAGCGGAATAAAAAAAGCCCCCCCATTTCTGGGGGAACTTTTCCACAGTCCGTATCCGGGACTATTGGCTTTCCAGGACGAATCCCTGGCGAGCGTCGTTTACGCCTGTACCGAACAGGACGTCGATCTGACCGATCGTGCTCATTGACTTCGTGTCGTATGCGCGCATGACGCGTACTGACAGGCCGGCCTCTGATTGGACCGTAGTCGCTTGAACGCCGAGGCCCGCGCCTGGGATCTCTAGGCTACGAGACGCAAGTACGAGAGCGTTCTTCGTGTAGAAGAAGTTCTGATACCACGCTGGAGAGCCCACAGACTCGACAAGCTGGCCCTCGAATACGTCAAATCCGGCTACTCGGCCCACCGTACCCTCGGTAAGAGCGCGGTTGTTAGGGATGAGCTTAGGATCGATAAACGCGTTCGCTTGGAGCAAGCCAGTAATGACGGTCGGGTGAACGTAGCCGTATTTCTGGGCGAGCTGAGGGACCTTATTAAGGCTCATGCGCTCGCGGACCTTTTGAACGCCCTTGACGTAGCGATCAGCGTCGGAGCCGGTAACATCGACGTTATCGAATTCGCTCGCGTGTGCGGCAAGCTGGCCCTCGATCTTTTCGGCTAGAACGATAACGGCGTCCTCGATGTATCCAGGGAGAGCGTCGCTCTGTTGCATAGCCTTAGTGAAATCTTCCTCGGCGAGGCGGACGTACCAGTGTTGATCGACTGTGATTTCCACGTCGTCGGCGTCCGGTTGCTGAGTTTCAGCGTCCACATGCTGAGTTTTTTGCTGGGCGACGATTACGCCTCGGCGTGGGATGTGGATCTTTTGTCCCACTTTTGCGACCTGGAGATCGCTATCTTTTGAAACGGTTTTACCCAGATTCAGGTATGAGCCGAGGAGGCCCATAGATTCGTTAGCGATTACTTCAGGGATCCAGGGTGCATTAGTATCTGTACCCATAGTGTTCGGATTAGGATTGGTAGCGGCCATAGTATTAAATACTCCTTTTTAGGCTATTGATGTGGAGTAATATCATCTTCGATCAGTCCGGCGCGCATAGCTTTGATGATCTCATCTCGGTTATCCGCGTAGAACTTAGGATCTTTGAGCTGAGAGCGTTTGAATTTGCTCGGAGCTCCGCCTCCGTCGCCACCGTTATTATTCGATGGGGTCCCGAGGTTTGGATCATTACTTCCACCTGATTTATTAAATAAATAAGCCTTGTCCGTTTTTAGAGACTCGATGACTTCATCGATACCCGATACGTTTCCGTTATCATCGATCTGGACTTTACTCCGGTCGATGAGCTTGAGAGCCGCCTCCAGATCTACCACGCCGCCCGGGACGAGTTTATTCGTCAGGGCCTGGTCGATCCGCATGTTCTTGATAGTGTCGTTCGCTTTATCGAGATCAGCTTTACGCGTCTCGGCGAGCGTCTCGAATTCCTTGTTATCCTCTAGGCGTTTCTGTTCTGCCGCCGCCGCGTCGTCCTTGAGCTTTTTAGCCTCGGCCGCTTGGTCGCGGAGTTCTTTCACGCGTGGGAGGTTCCAGAGATTCGGATTCTCGAGAACTTGCTGGAGTTGATCGGCCGATAATGATTTTAGATCGATGTTTGAGTTCGATCCGCCACCATCGCCACCACTTCCGCCACCGTCTCCGGGGTTTGGTGCTGGGTTCGGGTTCGGATTTGGGTTAGGGTTGCCCCCGCCGTCTCCGCCGTCGCCTCCTGGATTTGCGCTAGGTTGTACAGGTACTGTCATCTGATCTCCTTCCGTTTTTTACGCGGTCCGTTTCCGCTATTGGATCTATTACTTATTACGCTTGTTATTATTGTGGATAACCTGGGGATAAGTCAATAGCATTACCGCTATCTATTAAACGGATTATCGTAGGCCTTAGTTTTGGCGGCCAGTTCCGGAGATATCACGTTCGCGGCGTGTTTACAGTGAGGATGGAATAATCCCTCGGATTTCGCCTGGGCGAGAGTACCGGCGACAGTGTATCCGCCGGCGAGCTTGGATCCGGTCGGAGTATTGCCGGTAATCGATAGGATCTTCCCCTCCCATTTACGACATGCGGGGTGCTCGGTCCCATGATTCGAGATCTGGACGAGATCGTATCCATACTGGACCATTCGATTTACGAGCCCCTCATTACGAGCCTCGACGGCTTTCGTCCGGACGAGCATATTCGAGTAACGATCGAACGACCATTCCCGGCCCGATCGGTCGATGAGAGATCCGATCCCGGTATCCTCGATTTGCTTTACGAGTGCCTTAGAGATCATCTTCCGGGTTTCGGCCGTAAGTTTGCCCTCGGCGATCGTCATCGTGAGCTGTTGGCGTTGCGTCTGGGAGATAATAGCGGATACGTTTTTCGAGATCCCCGTTATTGCCTGGAATGCGGCGTAACGTGTTTCGTCCACGAGTGCGGCAATAGCCCGGACGTTTATCGGAGCGGATCCGGCTGTGGATAAATCGACTCCCAGTTTCCGGAGATCCTGGAGGGCAATAGCCGCGCCGTCGTTATAGTATTTCGGGATCTCTGTTTTGATCCACTTATCGACATCGACGCCTAGCTGTTCGAGCTCATGATTAATACGGACCATGAGGCGGGCCCGTTGGATCTGGCCGGCGGCCGAGGCGGTTATGATCTCCTTAGTAATTTTCGTGTATACCTGGAAATATAAATCGATAAGAGCCTGGATACCCGGTTCTCGTAGCTTTACGGGGCCGCGATCTGCCATAGGTTATTCTCCCGGGTTCGGATTTGGTGGGGTAGGGGGATTATTTGGAGGCGTTGGCGGTTGGCCGTTGTCATCGAGCGGAGGTAATGTCGGACCATCCTCGGCGTCGATCTCCTTGACCTTAGCCTGGGCCTCCTCAGGAGTTTTTCCGTCCAGTTTAGCGATCTCGTCGGCGCGAGACGATAGGCCGGCGTCGATTCGAGCCGTAGCGTTCTCGACTTGCTCGGTTTCGTCATTGATAACGCCATCGCCCCATTTAATAGTCGGACGTTCGATTTCGCCAGGAGCGGCGTCGCCGGCTTTTACGCCCCAGGCCTTAGCGAGCTCCATCGCGGTAACGAGCATATCTTTGATCGCGAGATCATAGTATGAGATCTTACGGTTTCGTTTGCGGATGGTAGATAATAGCTTGAACTTGAGAGCGCGGCCTGATTCGGCCTGACCCTCTTTATCCGCGCCCATAGTAGCCGGAGCGATCTCGGAGAACATAAAGAGCATTTCGACGAGTTTATCGATCTCCAGGAATGCGCTTTCGAGGTTGGCGTTCCAGACGATATATTCCGGCTTATTGAATCCAGGGTTTTCGTTATCGACCTCGAACATTCCGATCGCCTCTTTTTTGACCTTACCCTCCTCATCGATAACCCCAGGAGGGACCGCGAGAATCGGGTCTGAGTGCTTATCCAGGATATTATCGGTTTTTGTGAGACGGTTATTTAATGCGAAAAACAGGGATTCGAGATCCTTGTAGTCAGACGGTCCCCAGAACTTGCCGTCGCGATAGTTCGGGATAAAGAATATGAGCGATCGATCGACTTTCGTAGCCTCGAGGGATGGGAACCCGAAATCCTCGGGGATCTCGGCGGAAATGATTTTATTTGAGGCTGGATCGTACTCGAAAACTTCGTGGGTAATTTGGCCGGGCTGGTGCGTTTCCTTATGGAGGTACTGTTTCCCGTTCTGCCAGAATGTCGTCGCGATGACGTCCTGGACGGTAACATTCCGGGCGGCCTTGCTATCGAAAACAGGAAAATATTTCTCGGCCCCGATTTGCTCGATGATAATCTCCGGTTTCGCGGTATTGTCGAGAGGGTTCCGCTTGCCGATCCGGATTTTGAATACATCGCCACCGCGCCGGCTGTTTATGATCGATGACTCGTAAAGCTGATTAATAAGATCGTTTTCGTGGACGAGGTTCGAGACGAACTCCTGAGAGTTCTTATCCTTGACGTCGATCGTTACCTCCTCGCCGAATAGCATATCGGCGACGACTCGGCTCATAAGGCCCGCGAAATTAGCTACGATGTAGCGGAGTTCTTTATACTGTTTCGTGAATTCGCCAGGGATTTTATAGGAAAAAGCGGCGTAATGATCGCCCTCGTAAAGCTGGTCGTAGTGCTTGTATTTATCCAGACGGTCCCGATCGGCCATCTTTGGGAATATTAGAGGGTTATCATTTTGCATATTTTTATAATATCATTATCCCGCTTTAGTTTATCCTACTTGACATATTATGCGTTTTATGCTAGTATGTACTTATGAATCCAGAAACAAAAACATTCCGAATTTGTTACGACGGTAAACTCGATTATCGGGCTACCTATACACCTATCATAAAACAGATCATCGTAAAACGCGCGTCCCATTTATGGGATCAGATCGATTTCTTTTTCGTGAATTCAAGCTGGCCCCGTAAGGGCGAACTATAACCCGCCAGACTTGCCGGCGAATACCCTCTTTTTCCCTCGAGCTTTATCTTTGTATTTAATCATTTGGATCGCGATCATATCCGCGAATAACATGTCGTCATGTTTCCCTGTCGCATGTTCCCGCTTGCCGCCCTCTTTTCGGACGAATGTTTTCATTTGAGAGAGCGTGAGAGCTGATAGGCCTTTGAGCGTATCCTCCTCGAAATGCATAACGAAATCGTCGATCATGACGTCGCGGCTCTGGCCCGTAGTGGACCACCCGAGTTTTTTCGTTTTCTGTTGGCGTTTCTGATCCATTTTTACGGTAACGTAAATATTGTCGTAGATCTTCGACAGGAATAATACGGTCGAGAGCATATTGTTTTCCACGCCCGCGAACGCGTCATTATAGTATTCGGCCACTTCGGCGGCGAGCTCGGCCAGTTTATCGGGGCGTAATGATCCGGACCACTGGGCGCATTTATTGTAATCATCATCCCAGATCGCCAGGCCTCCAGGGTCCCCGCCTGATCCACCATCCGAGGGGTCCACTCCCAGGGCGTAGAATCTCCCCGCCTCTTTTTCGCGGAATATTTGGATCTTCTCGCCTTTTACCTTTTCCGACTTCATTTCCCGGAGGACTTCGGCCGGCTTTATCATCGCCAGGATATCGCTATCGAATACGTTTCCGAGTCCGGACTGGAACGCCTCTATTACTGTGGACGGGTACTCCTGGCGCATGAGCTGGAGCCCAGAGAGCCCGATCTTATCATCACTCGCGCGAGCGGCCTTTTCGAGATCCTTTACTTTCCAGAAATACCATCGGATCTGATCGTCGTCGAGATGATACTGATAATGCTCGAATACGATCGCGTCCAGGGCCTCCTCTTTCGGACCACGTTCGATCGGCGGGCCAGGGAGGCGATACTGAGGGTCCTCGTGCCATGCGAAAAATAGGGCCAGGGTATCCAGGAGCGGATCCGGGCCCGGGTTCTCGTAATCTTCCATAAACGCGTCGTAATACTCATTAAAGCCGTTCGCGGTGGTTTCCTCGGTAATGCGGCCAGAGAGCGGGACCGCCTGTTTTGAGCCGGCCTCGAGCTCCTGAGACTTCTCCCCCTCGATATATGCGCGCTCGGTAATATGCAACGCCTGGACGGTTCCTCCTCGGAGTTTTAGGGCCACATAGATTTCCGAGTCGAGCGGCTGGCCGTCGTATGTCTCTTTAAACTTGAACATTCGGAGCGTGTTACGTTCCGTTTTTGGTTTTATATTCTCCGGGAGATTCTCGAATGCGCGGTCCACGATCTCGAATATTTTATCGAGCGTTTCGCGTTCGTGAGCGATGATCGCGGCGCCGTGTCCAGGCGTCCACAGGGCGTCATCGAGATAATCAATACAGAATAAAGTCGTTACGCCACCCTGGCGATATTTAAGAATCCTCGCGCGGAGGCGGGACCCCATAGCGGCCAGGATCATAAGCTGGACCCTGGACGGTTTGAATGTAATTAGGCGGCCGTCTTTATCGAGAATTTTATATAGATGAGTGAGCCGCCACCATTTATTCCGTAGGCGGGACGGTCGGCTCGCTGGTATCATCCGTTTTCTTCTCTCCGTTTTGTTTATCGAGCTCGGCCTGGGCGTTCGCGGCTACATCGTCGCGCTGGGATTTATCATCGTCCAGGTCGTCGAGAGTATCCTCGATCGAGCGGTTATTGTTATCCACCACCTTTTTATCTTCCCACTCGAAATTATTCGTCAGGTTGAATTTAATTCCGTTTGAAACACCGGAGCGATGGAGGGCTCGTTCGTTCCATTCCTCGACGCGCTGATATGCGTCCTCTATGGAGAGAATTAATTCTTGACGTAGTTCGGGAGATATTTCGGATGAATAGTGCTCCTCGCGCCTGTAATTTAACAGAGTGCGGCGGGATACTTGGAGAGATCGAGCGAGCCCGGTAACAGTGTAGGGAATTTGATCGGTCAGGACTTCGCGTTCCTCGTAAATGACGTGGCCCTTTTGGTTCGTGCCATTCTCGACGCGCTGTTTCTCGAAATGCGGATCGCAATTATCGAAATAGTTCTGGATCTTCTGATTCAGTTCGGTTACATCTTTAAATATAAATGGACGCCCGGCTGGGGGTCCTTGTAGATTCTCGGGGATATCGCTCATAGTTGCTACCTTTCTCCGTTTTTTACGCGGTATCGTATCCGCTAAATAGGTTATTACATCGTCATTATAGCATTACCGCTATCTCTGTTTACGAAACTCCGGGGGTCGATCATGGCCGATATGATAATATCCGCAATAAGTACAGATGTAGGGTTTGAGTTTAGCCCCGCGTTTCTTCCGTACCTCTTTAGCCATCACTAGAGCGGCCTCCTCGGTTTCGAGCTGGATTTTGCCGTTTTTAAAACATTTGCCAGTCGGCCCGGGATACCGCTTTTCCATACCCCCATCATAGAAAAAGTGTATACACTCTGTATACACTTTTCCGTCTGTTATGCGATGACTTCGATCGTTTTCGGGTCCGGGTGGTGCTCAGGACAGAACAGGGGCTCCTTTTTGAATTTACGGAGTTCGATCGCGAGCTGGCCTTTGATTTTCATCTCCGGCGTTTGATCGAATAGATCCACATTCTGTAAAAAGTCTCGATGTTCCGTTACGCGATTAAAGCATTCCTCGACTGAGCATTTACCCCGCCTAGTTACTCTCATCGGGGAGGTCGTCCACGATGAGCGGTCCCATAGTTGCGGCCGTTGCGGCGATCGAGACGGCGTTCTGGATAGCCTCTCGAGTTACTCGGACCGGATCAATAATCCCACTCTTTTTAATATCGATACGGCCATCCGGATTACTGACATCGTAGCCCTGGCCCGGATTATCTCGGACTGACTGAATAAGCGAATCGCCATTGATACCGCTATTTTCCATCAGAACGAGGAACGGCCGCTCGAACGCCTGGCGTAGGATCCTCGCGCCGTCCGAATCAATAGTCATTCGGCGAGCTATATTTACGAGCGTTACACCGCCACCGGGAACGATTCCCTCATCGAGAGCGGCTTTCGCGGCCGCTACCGCGTCATCCACGCGGAAACGCTTTTCGTCGATAGCTGTTTCAGTTTCGCCGCCCACATGGATTACGGCTACCTTGCCGGACAATGCGGCCGAACGCTTTTTAAGTAGATCCTGGGCGTATCCTTTCGCTCCCTCCACTTGATTATCGATCTCTGAGATACGTTTCTGGACCGCCTCGGGCTCTCCCCGACCGTCTATGATAGCCGTTTCGTTCTTGCCCGCTCGAACGCGTCTCGCGCTCCCCAGGACGTCGAGTTCGAGAGTATCGAACGATTCGCCGGAGGCCTCGGAAATAAAGCGTCCGCCTGTTAGGATAGCGATATCCTGGAGGATCGCCGCGCGCCTCTCTCCGAACTCTGGAGCCTTTATGATTATCGTATTGAATGATTGCTGGCGGTTATTGAGAATAAACGTCGCCAGGGCGTCCCCGGATACGTCATCGGCAATAATAACGAGATCCTTTCGATTGGCCTGAGTCATTTTTTGCATGAATGGGAGGATCGCCATAATATCGGAGATCTTCCGATCGGTAATCAGGATATCGGCGTTCGTCATGATCGCCTGATCCCGCTTAGAATCGGTAACGAAAAACGGCGAGAAATATCCCTGAGAGATCTCGAATCCCTTTACGATCGAATAATCAGTATCGGCCGACTGAGTCGTTTCTACTGATACCAGGCCATCCCGGCCCACTTCCCGCATTACCTTAGCGATGAGAGATCCGATTTCAGGATCGCCCGCGCTGATCGTGGCTATTTCCTGGACCCGGTCCCGTTTGCTATCGACATCGATTTCCTCGGCCAGATCTGCCAGGAGAACGATTACCTCCTCGGCGGCGTCCTCGAGCTCTTTACGGAGCGTCTGAGCATTTGAGCCGGCGGCGATGAGTCGGTTCGCGGCTTTGAATATTTCGTATGTCAGGATCGTTACTGTGGTCGTACCGTCTCCGGCGAGCTGATTTAGGTTCTGAGAGGCTGATCGAATCAATTCGACTCCCTCCGCGTACCCCAGTTCCTCGGCCGTTTTAGGCGTAAACTGGACCGCCTCGGCAACAGTTACGCCGTCATGAGTGATCGTGGGGTTATAGCCATTTCCGATAATTGCGTTTCCGGCTTTCGGACCATAGGTAGATTTTACCGCCTGTTCCAGGATCTCCATCCCTTTTAGAATACGGTTACGGGCGTCATCGCCATAAAATATCTGTTTCCCCATTATAGAACTCCCAGGACTTCGTCCTCTTTTACGATCGTAATTTCCCGATCTTCGACTTTAATATTTGTTGCGGCCGCTTTATTGATTACGACTCGATCCCCGACTTTTACAGTTTTACACCCTGGCCCGGTTGCGATCGCCTGGTAAATACTGGCGAAAGCGATAGCCGTAGTCTGGGCGAGTTGGATCCCGCCCTTTGCGGTTTCCGGCTCGAGCTCCAGGACGACACGCTGGCCGAGTGGCTTAATTGGCGAGCCCATTTAGAATCCCGCCTTTATACGCGCCGTTAGAGTTTGTACGTCCTGATCGATAGATTCGTTTATCTTGGCCGGGAATGATCGCTCGAGTGAGCCCCATTCCGGATCGATGATTTCGATATCGTCCAGGAATAGAGAGCGGTTCGGGTCCCCGATCTGATCGACGACGAGCGAAATATAATCCTCTGCTATTGAGTGTTTTACAACAGTTCCGAGAGAATTATACCATCCACGCGATACCGCGAATGCGACGCCGGTCGATTGCTCAGGTACTCCCTGGACGTCCATCTTGATAGTCGCCACGCTGGCCGAGTTGAGAGCTGGGCGGCCGATAGGATCTTTTCTCAGTTTATCGAGCGGATCGCCCTCCACGAGCTCGATCAGTCGTTCGTCCCATTGTGGGGTCCTGATGACTTGTGAGGCGCGTAATGGGAGGATCCATTCGCCGCGTGATAGTTTGGCGAGCTGGTTAATGATATAGCCCTCGGAGAGATCCTTTTCCGGCGCGAACGCTACGAAATCGAGGACCGGAGCATAGCCGATCAGGAACTCGATCGTTTTCATGTAGGCCTGGAAAAACTCCACCGTCTCGCGGTTCCAGTCGTCATCCTGGCTCAGTCCGACGATAAATTCAGTCGTGAGGCGTTTTGTATTCGTTCTAGTCAGGAGAGCCTCGATACAACGTGATAGATATAGCGAGTTCTCCACAGTCCCATCTATGAGGACTGTAATTCGTGGCGAGGCTTGAGGCTTGATAGCTTTCCCGTCCTTGCCTAGTAATATCGATGGTTTTTCCACGTTCTATTCTCCTCTCACTCGCGCCAGTTCGGCGTCGATCATTATTTTTACCATATCATCGAATGAGGTTTCCGGTTCCCATCCGAGGATCTCTTTTGCTTTTGTGGCCTGGCCGCATAAATAGCCGACTTCATTCGGGCGATAGAATTCCCGGTTTACCTTTACGGCTGGAGATCCATTCACATAGCCGATAGTATCGACTCCCAGGCCCTCCCATTTAATATCGAATTTGAGAGCTTTAAACGCGGCCTCGACAAAATGGAATATCGAGCGGGTTTTCCCGGTTGCGATAACGAAATCATCCGGACGGTCCGCCTGGAGTATTTTATGCATAGCCTTGACGTAATCGCCCGCGTAGCCCCAGTCCCTCATCGATGAGAGATTTCCGAGTTCGATCGGCTTTCCGGTGTATTGCCATTCGACCGCGCCCCGGACGATCTTCTGAGTAACGAAATCGGCTCCCCGGATCTCGCTCTCGTGGTTGAATAGGATTCCGGATGATACGAAATATCCCTGGGATCGTTTCATAGCGGCGTAATGATGAGCGGCCGCTTTAGCGATCGCATACGGACTATTTGGATTTAGGCGGTTATTCTCCGTCATCATAAACTGGAGCCCGCCCTCGGTTGGCTCGACATCTCCGAACATTTCGGACGTGGAGGCCTGGTAAACGCGAGGAGCATTCTCCGGCCCATCGTATGAGCTCTCGACTGCCGTCATCAGATTTACGAATCCCTGGTAATCCTGATTCGATACTTCGGGGATCTTGAATGATAATCCGACGTGAGACTGCCAGGCGAGATTATAGATTTCTACAAGTGCGGAATGATATTTCTCCATAATACGGATGAGTGATGATATCGACTGGAGATCTCCATCCTCGAGGATCAGGCGGCCGGCGGCGATTTCTTCGGAAAAATCGAATTTTCCGCGAACGCGGCGAGGAGGTTCTGTGGAGATCCTCCGGACAAGTGCGATAACCTGATATCCCTTATCGATAAGATGTTTCGTGAGGAATGTTCCGTCCTGGCCGGTGTAGCCGGTAATCA